GAAAAACGTGTCTCCGTCCGCCTCGCTGCGGTCGGCGGACGGCAGGTGCGCGCCGAACTGGAAGGCGTGGGCGAAGCCGGGTCGCGCGGCTTCGGACGGCTGAGCCGGGAGATGGAGGCGGCGAACGCCCGGTTGGCCGCCTTCTCGCGCCGGGTGAAGATCGCGGCGGCGGCAGCCGTGGCAGCCGCTGCCGCCGCTGGCGTGGCGATGATCCGCTCCGGCCTCCAGACGGTGGATGCGCAGGCCAAGCTGGCGACCTCCCTCGACACCACCGTCGCCAGCATCCAGGTGCTCGAACGCGCGGGCGATCTGGCGGGCGTGTCGATGGGTCAGGTCGAGCAGGCCACGGTCCAGCTGACCCGACGGCTCAGCCAGGCCGCCTCCGGCACGGGTCCTGCGGTGGAGGCGCTGCGCCGCCTGCGGCTCACGGCCGAGGATCTGCAGCGCCTGCCGCTCGATGCGCGCATCGCCGCGATCCAGCAGGCGCTGGGGCAATATGTGCCGGAGGCCGAGCGCGCGGCCGTGGCCTCCCAGCTCTTCGGCGACCGCGCGGCCTTGGTGTTCACCCGGATCGACACCGCGACACTGCGCCAGGCGACGGAGGACGTGCTTGCCTTCGGGGTGGTGGTCTCGGACCAGGACGCGGCCCAGATCGAACGCACGAACGACGCCATCTCCCGGCTCGGGCTGATCTGGCGCGGGCTGTCGAACCAGCTGGCCGTCGCAGCGGCCCCCGCGCTGGAAGCCGTCGCGAATGCCATCGCCGCCGTGGCCAGCCGCACCGGGCCGCTCGGCATCGCCATTCGCGGCCTCTTCGACAACATCGGCCGCCTGACCGCCATCGCCACCACCTTCGCCGCTTTCCTCGCGGGCCGCTGGGTGGCGGGCATGGCCGCTGCTGCCCTCTCGGTCCGTGGCCTCGCCACGGCGCTGGTCGTCCTGCGCGGGGCGCTGATCCGCACAGGGATCGGCGCGCTGATCGTCGGCGCGGGCGAGCTTGTGTTTCAGTTCACCCGCCTTGTCTCCGGCGCGGGCGGGTTTGGCGAAGCGATGTCGCTCCTGAAGGACGTCGCCGTCGAGGTCTGGCAGCGGATCAAGCTGGGGGCTGCAGCGGCGGGGGCCGCAGCCACGGCGATGTTCTTCGACCTGAAAGCCGATGCGGCGTCGGCCATGCAGAGCGCCATCGAGAGCGTCGTTGCCTTCGGCAACACGGCCGCGAACACGTTCGAGGGCGCTTTTGAGGCGGTCAAGGCGATCTGGGGCCTGCTGCCCGCCGCGATCGGTGATCTGGCGTTCCAGGCGGCGAACAGCCTGGTCGACGGTGTCGAGGCGATGCTGAACGGCGTGGTCTCGCGCATCAACGGCTTCATCGGCGGGATCAACCAGGGGCTGGAAGCGCTCGGGTCGGAGCGGCGCATCTCGCTGGTGCCGGATCTCGACCTCGGCGAGATCGAGAATCGCTTCGAGGGTGCTGCGACCGCCGCGACCACCGCGGCGCAGGCGGCCTTCAACCGGGCCTTCGAGGACAACCCGCTGACCGCGCCGGATCTCGGTCTCACCAAGGCGGCGAACCGGGCGCTCGAGTCCGCCAACCTCTCTCGCGGGGCGGCGCGCGATCTGGCCGAGAGTGCGCGCGCGCCGCTGGAAAGCTGGCAGGCGCTGCGCGATGCGGTGCGCGGGAGCGATCAGGATGGCGCGGACGCGCTGGCCGAGGCCACCGGCGCGGCCGAGCGGCTCGAGACCGCCCTTGACGATGCCGGGCGCGCCGCCACGGGTGCCGGTGCGGCCGCCAAGCCTGCGACGGAGGCCGCCGTCACCGGATGGCAGGTGGTCACGGCGGCGCTCAGCGATTACGCGAGCAAGGCGCGCGATATCGGCGGCGATATCGGCCAGAGCCTCGTCGGCGCCTTCCAGAGCGCCGAGAGCGCGGTCGGTGAGTTCGTGAAGACCGGCAAGCTCAACTTCCGCGACCTCGTCACCTCGCTGCTGGCCGATCTCGCCAAGCTCGCGGCGCGCCGCTTCATCCTCGGGCCGATCGCCAACGCGCTCTCCGGCGCGCTTGGTGGCGCGGGCGGCATTTTCGCCAACATCCTGCATGCGGGCGGCATGGTTGGCTCCGCTGGCCCCTCGCGGATGGTTCCGGCCATGGCGTTTGCCGCTGCGTCCCGGATGCATTCCGGCGGGGTCGCCGGGCTTCGACCCACTTCTGGCTTTGCGGGCCTCCGGCCCGACGAAGTCCCGGCGATCCTGCAGCGCGGCGAGCGGGTGCTGTCGCGCCGCGAGGCGCAGCGCTTTGGCGCAGGCACTGGCGTCAACGTCACCATCATGGCCCGCGACGCAGAGAGCTTCCGGCAATCGCGCACGCAAGTTGCGGCGGACATTGCCCGCGCCGTGTCGCTCGGGCGGAGGGGCATGTGATGGCGTTTCAAGAGGTCCGGTTTCCCGACAACATCAGCCGGGGTGCACGGGGCGGACCGGAGCGGCGCACGCAGATCGTCGAACTGGCCTCGGGCGACGAGGAACGCAACGCCAACTGGGCCAACTCGCGCCGCCGCTACGACGTGGCCTACGGCATCCGCCGCGCCGACGACCTGGCAGAGGTGGTCGCCTTCTTCGAGGCGAGGAACGGTCGCCTCCATGGCTTTCGCTTCAAGGATTGGGGCGACCACAAGTCCAGCCCGCCCTCGGGTACGCCATTGCCAACCGACCAGGTGATCGGCGCGGGCGACGGTGCGGCGACGGCGTTCCAGCTGGCGAAGCGCTACGCCTCGGGTGGGCAATCCTGGACGCGCAGCATCACGAAGCCCGTCGCGGGCACGGTGCGTATCGCAGTCGATGGCTTGGAACAACCCACCGGCTGGTCGGTCGACACGACCACCGGACTGGTCACCTTCAACGCCGCACCGGGCGCTGGCGTCGCCATCACCGCAGGCTTCGAGTTCGACGTGCCGGTCCGTTTTGACACCGACGCGCTCGACGTGACGCTCGACCTCGAGCGGCTCGGCTCGATCACCTCCATCCCGCTTCTGGAGATCCGGCGATGAACAATGAGCCCGGCTTTGTCGCGGCTGTCCTGCGCGACCTCGCGGCCTCGACGGCGGTGATCCTCGCCGCCTGGGGCGCACTCGGCGGCGCCACCAATGCGCTGACCACGAAGATGCGGTTGCGCGACGCGCTCCGGCACATCCTGCTCGGTGGGCTGATCGCGGCCGGGATGGGCAGCCTGTCGATGGCCGTGATCACCGCCTGGCTCAGCCTTCCGCCCGAGGCGATCCCTGCGGGCGGGGCCGCGGGCTCGGCGGCCTATCTCGTCGGCGTCTTCGGCCCGGCCTTCATCGAGGTCGCGCTCGCCCGCCTGCGCCGCGCGAAGGACGGCGGCGGCGATGAATGAGCTTCTCCGCCTCGCACGCGCCCTCCGCTGCGAACCCGCCGATCCCCGGCAGGCCTTCGCCCACCGTCTGCGCATCGGCCTCGCCGTCGCGGCGCTGATCCTGATCCTCTCGTTCATCGGATAATCCCATGCAGATGACTGACCGGGGCTTGCTGGCCCTCGTCCGGTTTGAGGGTCTCGTGCCCGGACCCTATCTCGATGCGAAGGCCGTCTGGACCTTCGGCATCGGCCACACCGCTGCCGCCGGTTCGCCCGATCCGGGCTCCATGCCGCGCGGCATGCCCGCCGATCTCGAGGCGCGCGTCCGCGAGGCGTTCCGGCTCTTCCGCGCGGACATCGCGCGCTATGAGACGGAGGTGCTGCGCGCGGTGAAGGCGCCGCTCGAGCCGCACGAGTTCGATGCGCTGGTGTCATTCCATTACAACACCGGCGGCATCGCGCGGGCGGCGCTCACCCGGCACATGAACGCGGGCGACCGCGAGGCCGCTGCGGCGGCCTTCATGGGCTGGCGGCGACCGGCCGCGATCATCCCGCGCCGCGAGGCCGAGCGCGACCTGTTCCGGCATGGCCGCTATCCGGGCGGGACCATCCCGGTCTGGGCCGTCGCCAGCGACGGCCGGGTCGATTTCTCGCGGGCGATCCGACGGCTGACCGAGACGCAAGCGCTGGCGCTGCTGCGCCCGCAGCCCGTGCCAACGGAACTCTCCGGCCAGGCCGCACCAGCCAAACCGACCGTCCCGCCTGAACCAATCCCGCCGGTCGGCTGGCTCGCCCGGCTGGCGGCATTCTTTTCCACCCTGATCCGGAGGGCCTGACCCATGCGCTACATCCGACCGACCTCGCTCACCTGGTGGGCCGGGCTCATCGCCATGCTCACCGGCATCGCGTCTCTCGCGCTGCCGGCCACCGGCCCGCTCGGCGAACTCGCCCGCCTTGTCGCGCTGCTGGCCGGCAGCGGTGACGCCTCGCCCGCGGGGCTGATGTTTCTCGGGCTCGGGCTGATCGGCCTGCGGGACCGGATCGAGCGCGGGTTCCGCGGCGATGCTTGAGTTCCTCGCAGGTCTGTTCGTGGGCGGTGGCCTTGGCGTGCTGATCGTCGCCCTCTGTGTGGCCGCCGCGCACGGGGAGCGGGACGATGGCTGACATTCTGATCTGGCTGGCCGCGGCACTGGGCGCTGTCGGGGGCGTCGTCCTCGGGCGGCTCTGGGGCCGGATGACAGGAAAGCGCGATGGCAAACGGGAGGCGGAACGCGATGCAATGGAAGACAAGAGCCAGCGCGTGGGGCGCGGGCGCGCGGCGGTTCGCGATGGTCGCGGCGCTGGCGACCCTGCTGAGCGGCTGCGCCGCAACGATGGGCGCTGGTGACGCGGGCTGTGCTTCCTACGCCGAGGCGCGGCTCGCCCGACCGCCCGCCAAGACCGTCGCGGAGGTGCCGCCGGACTGGGCGAATTGGATCGCCGATCTCGATGACCGCATGACGGGAACCTGCCGATGAAATCCCTCTCGCCAGAGCTGCAATCCCATCTCGACGAGGGCACGACAACGCTCGCCTGGTGCTGGCGGATCACGCGGGCCGATGGCGTCACCTTCGGTTTCACCGATCACGACCGGACGCTCAGCTTCGACGGCACGGACTTCGAGCCGGAAAGCGGGCTGACGGCCTCCGAGGTGCGCTCGGGCTCGGACCTGTCCGTCGATGCGCAGGACGCCGAGGGTGTGCTGACCTCTGACCGGATCACCGAGACCGACATCCTCGACGGCCGCTGGGACGCGGCGCAAGTTGAGGTCTGGCGGGTGAACTGGGCCGACACCGGCCAGCGCGTGCTGATGCGCCGCGGCGCCATCGGCCAGATCCGGCGCGGGCGGCTCGCTTTCGTGGCCGAGGTGCGCTCGCTCGCCCATGTCCTCGGCCAGACGGTCGGGCGGACCTTCCAGGCGAGTTGCGACGCCGAGCTCGGCGATGCCCGCTGCGGCGTCGATCTGGAGGATCCCGCCTTCAAGGGCGCGGGCGCGGTGATCGATCTGCTGCGCGACCGGGCGTTCACCGCCGCCGGGCTCAACGGCTTCGCATCAGGCTGGTTCGCCTTCGGCACCATCGAGTGGACCAGTGGCGCGAATGCCGGGCGCAAGACGGAGGTGCTGGGTCACGATGTGACCTCCGGCGTCGCGATCCTGACCCTGCTCGAAGCGCCCGTGCGCGCCATCGTCGCTGGCGACGCCTTCACCGCCCGTGCGGGCTGCGACAAGCGGATCGAGACCTGTGCGGAGAAGTTCGCCAATGTCGTGAACTTTCGCGGCTTCCCGCACATTCCGGGGCAGGACACCATCCTGCGTTACGCCTCCAAGGAAGGCGGGCACGAGGGGTCGGTGCTGTGACGCCCGCCGATCCCGAGCGTGTCATCGCCGCGGCACGCGACTGGCTCGGCACGCCCTATCACGACCAGGCCAGTTTGCGCGGCGTTGGCTGCGACTGCCTCGGGCTGGCCCGTGGCGTCTGGCGCGAGGTGGTGGGGCCCGAGCCGTTCCCGATTCCGCCCTACAGCCGGGATTGGGGCGAGACCGGGCCTCGCGAAGTCTTGGCCGAGGGTGCGCGCCGGATGATGGTGGAGGTGGACCCCGCCGACGCCCCACCCGGCGCGCTGGCGCTGTTCCGGATGATGCCGCGCGCCATCGCCAAGCATGTCGGGATCCTGACCGGATCCGGCACCTTTCTGCATGCGTACGAGCGGCTCGGCGTGATCGAGGAACCGCTCACGCGCGCCTGGCGGCGGCGCATCGCCTTCGCCTTTCTCTTCCCGCAACGCTGAGTATCTGTCATGGCAACGCTTGTCCTCGGCGCCGCTGGCGCCGCCATCGGCGGCAGCATCGGCGGCAGCATTCTCGGCGTCAGCGCCGCGACGATAGGCGGCTTTGTCGGCTCCACCCTCGGCTCGGTGGTCGACAGCTTCATCGTCTCGTCGCTGGCGCCCACCCAGCGGATCGAGGGCCAGCGGCTCGACAGCCTGCGCATCACCTCGTCCACCGAAGGCGCGGTGATCCCGCGCATCTTCGGTCGCATGCGGCTCGGCGGCAACATCATCTGGGCGACGGATTTCCGCGAGGAGACCCGAACCAGCAGCCAGGGCGGCGGCAAGGGCGGCGCGCCGAAGGTCAAGTCCACGGAATTCCTCTACTTCGCCTCGTTTGCCGTGGCGCTCTCGGAGGGCTCCGAAGCCGGTCCCGGAGGGACCATTCTCTCCAGTGGAGAGAATGGAGGCGGAGGAGGCCCGGCAGGGCGGGGGATCACCGGCATCGGGCGCATCTGGGCCGACGGCAAGCCGATGGACCTGACCGGCGTCACCTGGCGCTGGTATCCCGGCGACGAGGCGCAACTGCCGGACCCGTTCATCCTGGCGAAGATGGGCGCGGCCAGCACGCCGGCCTATCGCGGCACCGCCTATGTCGTCTTCGAGGAGCTGGCGCTCGCGAGCTTCGGCAACCGCCTGCCGCAGCTCAGCTTCGAGGTCTTCGCACCCCTCGCCGATCCCGACACCGCCGAGGGGCTCGTGCGCGCCGTCACCATGATCCCGGCCTCGGGCGAGTTCGTCTATGCGACGGAAGGCATCCGCAAGGGCGGCGGCGATTCCTCGGACCCCGACAACCTGCACGCGCTGCCGGACACCGCCGACATGGTGGTGGCGCTCGACCGGCTGCAGGCCAGCGCGCCCGGCGTCGAGAGCGTGAGCCTCGTCGTGACATGGTTCGGCGACGACCTGCGCGCGGGCGCGGCCCGGATCAGGCCGGGCGTCGAGCTGGCAGCGAAGACCACGACGCCGAAGACATGGAGCGTGAACGGCGTGGCCCGCGCCAATGCGCATCTGGTCAGTCGCGACGACGAGAACCGGCCGGTGTTCGGCGGCACGCCGGCGGATTTCGCGGTGGTGCAGGCGATCCGGGAGATGAGGGCGCGCGGGCTGCGGGTGACCTTTTATCCGTTTATCCTGATGGACGTGCCGCTCGGCAACACGCTGCCGAACCCGTATTCCGACAATGCCGCCGGGATCGGTCAGCCCGCCTTCCCGTGGCGCGGGCGGATCACCGTCTCTCCGGCGGCGGGCTATGCTGGATCGGTCGACAAGACAGGGGCGGCCGCCACACAGGTCGCGGCCTTCTTCGGCAGCGCCAGCCCGACCGACTTCGCCGCCGCGGGCGAGACCGTGTCCTGGACCGGCGCGGCGGACGACTGGGGCCTGCGCCGCATGGTGCTGCACTATGCCCATCTCTGCGCCGCCGCCGGCGGGGTCGATGCCTTCCTGATCGGCTCGGAGATGCGCGGGCTGACCACCGTCCGCTCGGACGGCGACAGCTATCCTGCGGTGCAGGAATTTCAGATGCTCGCGGCCGATGCGCGTGCGATCCTCGGGCCGTCGACAAAGATAGGCTACGCCGCCGACTGGTCGGAATATTTCGGCCACCAGCCGGGCGATGGCTCGGGCGACGTGTTCTTCCACCTCGATCCGCTCTGGGCCGATCCGGAGATCGATTTCGTCGGCATCGACAACTACATGCCGCTCTCCGACTGGCGCGACGGATTCGCGCATGCGGATGCGGCCGAGGGCTGGCCCGCGATCTACGACCGGACCTATCTGCAGTCGAACATCGCGGGCGGCGAAGGGTTCGAGTGGTTCTATGCCACCGCCGCCGACCGCGCCGCGCAGGTGAGGACGCCGATCACCGACGGCGCCGCCAGCAAACCGTGGGTGTTTCGTTTCAAGGATCTGCGCGCCTGGTGGTCGAACGCGCATTTCGATCGTCCGGGCGGGGTAGAGAGCGGAACGCAGACGGCATGGGTGCCGGAATCCAAGCCGATCTGGTTCACCGAACTCGGCTGCCCGGCCATCGACCGGGGCGCCAACCAGCCCAACGTCTTCGTCGACCCGAAGTCGGCGGAAAGCGCGGTGCCGTATTTCTCGCGGGGCTGGCGCGACGACGCGATCCAGCGCGCCTATCTGGAGGCGACCTGGCTCTGGTGGGGCGATCCAACCAACAACCCGGTCTCCAATGTCTACGGCGACCCGATGGTGCATGTCCCCGAATGCGCCGCCTGGACCTGGGACGCGCGGCCCTATCCGTTCTTCCCCGAACTCAGTGATGTCTGGACCGACGGGGCGAACTGGCGGCGCGGACACTGGCTGACCGGCCGGCTCGGCGCGGTGTCGCTCGCCGCGCTGGTGCGCCACCTCTGCCTGCGCGCCGGTCTGCCCGAGGCGATGATCGACGTCTCCGGCCTCTGGGGCGCGGTCGAGGGCTACGTGATCACCGCGCTCGAATCCCCGCGCGCCTCGATCGCCCCGCTCGCCCGCCACTTCGGCTTCGATGCCGTCGAGACCGAGGGCGTCATCCGCTTCATCATGCGCGGCCGGGCGGCGGTCGCCACCGTCACGCCCGACGATCTGGTCGCCCCGAACGCAGGCAGCGGGGCCCGCGACGGCGATGTGCTCGAACTGACGCGGGGCCAGGAGACCGAACTGCCGCAGGCCCTGAAATGGCAGATCGCGCGCGCCGACGAAGACTACGACGCCGCCCTCGTCGAGGCCCGGCGCATCACCGTTGACACGACGCGGATCGCCTCCGAGACCTTCCCGATGGCGGTACCGCCCGAGGAGGCCGAGCGCCGCGCCCGCCGCGCGCTGATGGAGGCGTGGGTGGGCCGAGAGACGGCAGCGTTCCGCCTGCCGCCGTCGCGGCTGGCGCTCGACCCGGCCGATGTCGTCAACCTTGAGCATGACGGTCGGCTTGTCCCGCTGCGCCTCGTCTCCATCGCCGACGCCGAGGCGCGCGGCATCGAGGCCGTGCGCCAGGACCGCGAGGCCTACGATCTGCCGCCCGGGCAGGCCCGGACCTCGGCGCTCACACGGGCCGTCGTGTTCGGCCCGCCCGTGGCGGTGCTGATGGACCTGCCGCAAATCAGCGAGGAGCAGCCCGCGCATCGGCCGCTCATGGCGGCGCACGCCGTGCCCTGGCCGGGCGAGATGGCGGTCTACCGCAGCCCCGCGACCGACGGCTTCGATCTGCTGACCAGTTTTGGCAGCCGCGCCCGGATCGGCGCGCTGGTGTCGGATCTCTGGCCGGGCCCCACCGCGCGCTTCGATCTCGGCAACGCGCTGGTGGTCGATCTGCTCACCGGCACGCTCGAGAGCGTCACGGATCTGACCCTGTTCGGCGGCGCCAATGCGCTCGCCATCGAAAGCGCGCCGGGGGTCTGGGAGATCGTCCAGGCGGGCGCGGCCGAACTGCTGGCGCCGGGGCGCTATCGCCTGACCCGCCTGCTGCGCGGCCAGCGCGGCACCGACGGTGCCATGGGCAATCCGGCCCCCGCAGGCGCGCGGGTCGTGATGCTGGACAGCACGCTGGCATCGCTCCCAATCGCCGAGGCCGATCTCGGGCTGCCCTGGAACTGGCGCATCGGACCCGCGAGCCGCCCGGTCAGCGACGAGACCTATGTCGCCGCAAGCTTCACGCCCGAGGGCGTCGGGCTGCGGCCGTTCTCCGTCGCCCATGTCGAGCAGCCATGGCGCAGGCCGCGCAGCCCCGGCGATCTGACCATCCGCTGGACGCGGCGATCCCGCGCGCTCTCGGCCGACAGCTGGGGCACCGTCGAGGCGCCGCTGGCCGAAGAACTTGAGGCCTACGAGGTCGAGATCCTCGACGGGGTAACCGTCAAGCGAACCTTGACCGTTGCCACCACGAGCGCGGTCTACACCGCCGCCCAGCAGACGGCGGATTGGGGATCCACGCTCGGGCCCGGCGACACGCTCGACGTCCGGATCGCGCAGCTATCCGCGCGCCTCGGGCGGGGCACCACCCGGACGGCAACCCTGAATTTCTGAAGGACACATCATGGCCGACGCCACCACGAACCTGCTCTTGCCGTTCATCCTGGCGGCGCAGGCCCAGAAGCATGTCACCCATAACGAGGCGCTGCGGCTGCTGGACGGACTCGTCCAGCTCGCCGTCCTCGACCGCGACCTGACCGCGCCGCCCGGCGGCCCCGCCGACGGCGACCGCTACATCGTCGGCAGCGGTGCCACCGGCGACTGGGCAGGCTGGGATCTGAACGTCGCGCTTTTCACCGATGGCGCCTGGCTGCGCCTGCCGCCGCGCACCGGCTGGCGGGCGTGGGTCGAGGACGAAGGGTTGCTCCTGGTCCATGACGGGGCGACCTGGATCGGGACAACCCCGGCGGCGCTGCAGAACCTCGCGCTGCTGGGCCTCGGCACCACCGCCGACGCCGCCAATCCGTTCTCTGCCAAGCTGAACGCGGCGCTCTGGACGGCGAAGACCGTGGCCGAGGGCGGCACCGGCGATCTGTTCTACACCATGAACAAGGCGGCCGCGGGCGACGATCTCGGGCTCATGCTCCAGACCAGCTTTTCCACCCGCGCGCTGCTCGGCCTCTTCGGGACGGACCAGTTCCGCCTCGCGGTCTCCGCCGACGGCAGCACCTTTTTCGACGGTCTGATCGTCGACAACGCCAACGGCATCGTCGATCAGCCCCGGCTGCCGCGCTTCAAGGGCTACACCAACTTCGACAACTATGTCGGCGTCGATACCTGGACGAAGATCGGCATCAACAACACCGAGTATAATGATCAGGGCGCCTTCGACGCCGCCAACAACCGTTTCGTGGCACCGGTCGACGGCACATATCTCTTTGGCGCAACGCTGCTCTACAAGGTCAACGCCAGCACCACGGCCCGCATGCGCGGGCGGCTCGTGCTGAACGGGACGACCGAAATCCGCGGCTCCCTCGGCGAGATCAGCGGCGGCCACGTCTCCCTCGCCACCGCGCTCTGGCTGCAGACCATGGTGCCCCTCGTCGCGGGCGATACCGTCGAGTTGCAGGGGTATTTCCGGGTCGCGGACGGCTACTTCGCCGCCGACCACACGTCCTTCTGGGGCTGCAAGATCGGCTGAGCGGCGGAAGGAGGCTCCGATGACACCACCCCGATCCGAGGGCATCGTGCGCATGCCCGACGCCGAGTTCGAGGCGATCCTGACGCGGGCGGCCGAGGAAGGCGCCAGGCGCGCGCTCGCCGATGTCGGCCTCGATGGCGACGAGGCCGCACTCGACATCCGCGACCTGCGCTCGCTCGTCGACTGCATCCGCCTGGTACGCCGCACCGCCATGCAGACCGCCGTGCGCATGATCACCACCGCGGTCCTGCTGGCGCTGCTGGCGGGCATCGCCATCAAGCTGAAAATCTTCGGCGGCGGCCCGTAGCCGCCCACCACCCCATCCATCTGCCCAACTGCACCCGCCCTCGAGGCGGGTTTTTCGTTTTCGGAGGACCCCATGACCACGACCTTCCACCGCCATTGGCGCGACGTTCCGGAAAGCGCCTGGCGCTGGCCGAACTTCAGCCCGGCTGAGATCGCCTGCCGGGGCACCGGCAAGCTGCTCGTCAACGAACTGGCGCTCGACAAACTGCAGGCGCTGCGCGACCGGCTGGGCAAGCCGCTGATCGTGCGTTCCGCCTATCGCAGCCCGGAACACAACCGCGCCGTCGGCGGCGCAACCCGCTCGAAGCACCTCGACGGCGCCGCCTTCGACATCGCCATGGCGAACCACGACCCGGTGGCCTTCGAGGCCACGGCGCGCGAGGTGGGGTTCCTCGGCTTCGGCTTCTATCCGCGCTCGGGGTTCATCCATGTCGACCTCGGCCCTGCGCGACAGTGGGGCGAGCGGTTCCCGGTACGGGCGACCGCATTTGCAGCTGAGACTCCGCCCGCGCGGGAGGTGCTGGCCGACAGCCGCACCATGAAGGGCGGTGGCGCGGCGGGTGTCGCGACGCTCGGCGTGGCCGGGGTGGAAGTGGCCCAGCAGGTGCTGGCGGAGACGCAAAGCGCCGTCCTACCGCTGGTCCCGTATCTCGATACCCTGCGCTGGGTGTTCATCGCAGTGGCGCTCGGCGGCATCGCGGTCACGATCTACGCCCGCCTCGATGACTGGCGCCAGGGGCGGCGGTGATCGGCACCTTCCTCGGCGGGATCGCCACGAGCCCATGGATGCGGGCGGCGCTGCGCTACGGAGCCATCGCGCTGGCAGTGCTCCTGTTCCTGCTTTCGCTTCGGCGCTCCGGGGAGCGAGCGGGTCGCCTCGCCGAACGCCTTGAAACCACGGAGAAGGCCAATGACGTCCAACGTCGGATGCTGGAAGCGGCGGCTCGCCGTCCTCGCGATCACCACGAGCTTGCTGAGCGGCTGCGCGACGGTTCGTTCTGAGAACGGGAGGCTGGCGACATGCCCGCCCGTGGTCGAGTATGGCAGGGAATTCCAGGCGCGGGCGGCCGAGGAGCTGGCCTTGCTGCCACAGGGATCGGCGCTCGCGGAGATGCAGCCATCGTTGTGTGATGGCACCCGCCACGCTTCAATGATCCGTGGCTTTGTGAAGTGCATCTCCAGCTGGGTCCTTTGA